AAACATTACTAGGCTACGGTGGATCAGAAGTTTTTCCTAAACAGATCCAATTAAAATCAGCAGATGATACCGGAAACTTTCTTAACTTACCTTACTTTAACGGTGATCAATCAACACGTTATGCATTTAATAATGATGGTAGCGCTGCAACATTAGAAGAATTCTATGGTATCTACGACAAACTAAAACAAAAAAATATTACATCTATAAAAATAGAAAGACCTAAATCAGATTACGATGACGCTCCACCATGTATAGAACTTATGGCATTAAATAAAATACCAGAAGGTGGCCGTAACAACTCTATGTTTCATTTTGGTGTGTATGCTAAACAGAAATGGCCTGCAGAATGGAAGAGTAAGATGACTATGTTTAATATTGAAGCATCCACTACACCATTGAGTGAGTCTGAAGTAGATATAATTAAAAGACAACACGAGAAAAAAGAATGGGGTTACAAATGTAATGACGTACCTATGTGTAACTTGTGTGATAAAAAATTATGTAGAACTAGAAAGTATGGAATAGGTGAAGAGATTGTATTCCCGTTACTGTCTGACTTACAAAAAGTTAAATTGGAGAAACCGTATTACTATTTAAATGTAGATGGTGAGCGATTACATTTAGAGAATGTAAAATTTTTAAAACAACAAAGTTTATTCCAGGAAGCATGTATGGAACAGTTAGATTTTAAACCACCTACAGTGAAACCTAAAGACTGGGACATGATTATAAATCCACTAATGAAGAACCACGAACCTGTGGAAGCACCAGAAGGTGTGACTACACAAGATCAGTTACAAAATCATTTAGAAGAGTATTGTTTAAACAGACAAGTATCTACAGATAAAAACGATCTTAAAAAAGGTGGTGTGTGGACTAGCGAAGGTAATCACCACTTTGTGTTTGATAGGTTCTACAATCAATTTTTAATTAGAAAAAGATGGGACATTAACTATCAACGTACAGCACAGATGTTAAAAGAAGCGTGCAGCTGTGATGACAAACGTATTGGTAAAGAAAGAATATCTGTGTTCCAAGTAAAACAGTTTGATAAAAAAACTGACGACTACAATCAAAAAGAATTAAAACCAAAGGATATATTTTAATGAAAAATAAAAATGATATAATTAGAGCAGTAGCATTTGAAGTTGATGAGTTTGAATTAAAACATTATAACGAAGAAATAAAAGGATGTTTTGAAGGAGTACAAAAAGATTTAAATCAAATCCAGGATACTGTAGAGGATTTAGCAGACCCAAGATTTATAGAGTCTGAACGTCTTAAAAAATTAAACGAAGCACCCTACGAAGTAGGTGTTTCATTGGCAAATGCAAATTCTGAAATAGATCAAATGGAGTCTGTTGGTCTACAAAATGGTTTGGTTAGATCTAAACATTTACAAAATTTATTACAAGCAGCTAGATTTAGAAATTCTAAAGATGAATATTATTATCGTGATCCAAACGTTGACCACGTTTCAGTGCAACTACCCTGGTATTTAGTGAATAATTTATTAGAAAAATTATACTTAAAATATCACAAAACAAAAGTGCATACTTGTTTTGACATTGTACATAGATATCTTTTAGATGAGTATGAAACTGAAGATAGTGCTAGAGGTATATATGTTTTTTGGAAAGAAATACAAGAATTATGGGAAGAAGTTGATGATGAAGAAACTTTATCAAACCATTATCACGATACTGATGACTATTGGGACCATGACGTTGATCCTAAATCATGTAAAAATTTAAAAGATTTTTTTAAAAAAAGAATCAAAGCTAGAATTAATGAAAGAAAAGAAAAACAAAAAAAGTTAGAAGAACAAGTTAAAATAGAAAAACAAAAAATAAAAGAATTAAAAAGACTAAATGCTAAAGAACATAAGTTAAGAAACTATCTACCTTTAAAAAAATATAGTGATGATGTTCCAGGTAGTGTTTATTGGTTTAAAGATATTAATAAAAAATTTCAAAAAAATAAACATGGTATTTTATACGTAGGAGAATCTAGAAATTTCCACAAACGTTTTAATGCGTATCAACCTAGAGATAATGGAAAACTAACTGAATTAGAAACAAAGCTACAAAAAAAATTTCCAAAAATAAAAAAAGAAATAATACAAAAATTTATTAGGGATCCTAAACAATGTAGGGTTAGAGTTATATCTCATAAATTTTTAAGTAATAATTGGAAAAGAAAAAACTATGAATCTAGGGTTATAAGAAAAGTTAAACCTTTATTGAATAGGAGTATATACGGATGAGAACAATTGTATTAGGACCACCAGGAACTGGGAAGACTACAACTTTGTTAAACAAAGTAAATTCTTATCTTAAAAATACAGACCCAGATAAAATTGGTTACTTTGCATTTACACAGAAAGCAGCACACGAAGCAAGAGACAGAGCTATACGAGATTTTAATTTAACAGAAGATGATCTTCCATATTTTAGAACTTTACACTCACTAGCATTTAGAAAACTTGGACTTAAAAAAGATCAAGTTATGCAGGGAAGACATTACAAAGATCTTGGCAGCAAGTTAGGGTTTCCAGTAACTTACGCAGATTACCAAGAAGATCAGGGTGGTATCTTTACATCAGATAGTGAGTACCTAAGAATCATACAACTGGCACAGCTTAGAAATATTACAGCAGAGCAACAGTTTGATTTAGATGAACACACACAAGACCTGGAAAGAGATCAACTTAGAATTATAGCTAACGAATTAATAAGATACAAAAAAGAATATAACCTAATAGATTTTAACGACATGATATTAGACTTTACAAAATCAGATCTGTCACCAAAGTTTGATGTAGTGTTTATAGATGAGGCACAGGATCTATCTTTGATGCAGTGGGACATGGCAAGATCAATATGGAATAAAACAAAAGATTCTTTTATTGCTGGTGATGATGACCAAGCTATATTTAGATGGGCTGGTGCAGATGTGGATTCTTTTATAACTTTAAAAGGTGAGTATTACCCACTAACACAATCTTATCGTATACCGGCTAAGGTACACAACTTAGCTATGAATATAATTAATAAAATTAAAAATAGAATTGATAAGACATGGAAACCAAAAACTAATGAGGGTACATTACAGAGACATTTTGATGTTGATAGTATTGATATGAGAACAGGGGATTGGTTAGTTTTAAGTAGAACAAGACACATGTTAAATGACATAGAAGAATCTCTATACCGTCAAGGATTATATTACAAAAATAGATATAAAAGAAACGATGAACAAGATCTACATAGCGCAGCTACTGCATGGGAAAGTGTATTAAAAGGACACCCATTATCTTACAAGCAAGTAGAAAATATATCTAAATACATGAGTGACAAGCATTGGCAAAAGAAAAAAATTAAAGGTATGGCAAAAGGATCTTTTTATAACATAGATCAATTAGTAAATGATTATGGTCTGCAAATTAAAACAACTTGGTATGAAGCATTTGACAATGCAGGACAAACTAGAGTAAACTATTTACGTAAAATGAGAAAGAATGGAGAGAAGTTAAACGAAAAACCTAGAATAGAACTGTCAACTATTCATGCAGCAAAAGGTGGTGAAGCAACTAACGTTGTATTAATGACAGATCTAACACAGAACACTATGAAAGGTTATGAAAGAAATCCAGATGATGAGAATAGATTATTTTATGTAGGTGCAACACGTACAAAAGAAAACTTACATATTGTTGAACCAAAAAAATATGAGAAAGGGTATATACTATGAACTGTTGGCACTGTGGTACAGAATTAATATGGGGTGGAGATCATGACACTGAAGATAATGAAATGTATGATATTGTTAGCAATTTATCTTGTCCAGGTTGTCATACAGCAGTTGATGTGTGGCATCCATCAGAAAAATTAATTGAAGAACATAAAAATTATAAAAAGGAAAAAAAATGAGTGCATACGACAAACAAGTAGCAGGAAATCACTATCAAGGTTTTAAAATACAGCCAAGTAAATTTGTAATAGAAAACAAAATGTTATTTCCAGAAGGATGTGCCATAAAATATATTTGTAGACATCCTCACAAGGGGAAAAAAGAAGATTTATTAAAAGCAATACACTTTATAGAAATGATAATTGAAAGGGACTATGATGCAGATACCACTATTTAAACCTCAGACAGAATGGTTACCACCGGAAAGTTTTCCAGACTTATCA